GGCTGTTTTGCAACAGCTTGAATATGTTACCACAACTTCTTTACTTTGTCAAGAACTTTTTCTTATTTTTCAAAAAAAGTTTTTTTCAAAGTGTTTCAGCTTAATAAGCCAAACAGGAGATATCTTATCATATTTCTCAGAGTTTGTCAAGAAAATTTTTTATCTTTTTTAAAATTTTCTTTTCAACTCTCTTTCCGTCAAAAGCGGAACAGGCAATATATTACCACAGGTGTATAACAAAGTCAAGAATTTTTTTCAAAAAATTTTAAATTTTTATTTTGACAGGATTTCTTCTTATTAAATGCCAAAAATATTGTTCTTTTTTTAGAAAAAAGAACCAAAAACGTAAGGGCGTTCGTTTTGCCCCGTGTTGCCAAATTACAAGTAATTTGGCAATCCCTACGGGATTCACTTTTGTAATACAAAAGTGAACATACCCCTAACGGGCAGGGGCTATATGAAAGTTGACTCATCCAAGTCTTTGGCGGGTTGCCCTGCACACACCCGCCTAAAAGTTATTTATTAAAAAGACTGTTCTAATTTACAAAAAAGCACAATTCCACTCACTTTTTATTTTACAAAAAATAAGTGTCACTCTATTTATAACACTATTAGTTTCAATAAGCTAAATAATTCAATTAATAATAAGTCAAAATTTAATCTTGCGTTTAAAGGTATCACTATCCTTAAACACACCTAAACGGGTGGGTGCAGGGCAACCTGCCATATACTACAATGAGTCAATGCAATTACAGCCCTGCCCGTTAGGGGCGTGGGGCGAATCGGAACGCCCCACCGTTTTTGGTACTTTTTTCGTAAAAAAGTACAATCTTTTTTAGAGGCTTTTTCAAAGCCTCATAAATTTACTTACTATTTACAATAACAATCTTATTATCGGCATCCCAACCCACATTAACCACGTCGCTTAAATCTCTCACCTTAATGTAGGTATAGCCGTCCTTTACAATAGCGTTCACGGTTTTGAGTTTACCGTCAAGCTTAATTTTCTGCTGTGTTACCACCTCTGTCGCCTCCTCTAATCTCGCCTTGAATTTACTCCACGCCGCCTCATCCCTTACATACGGCTCGGGACAGCTCTTATGTGTCACATCATAGTGCCTTACAACATTTGCCACTGGCACATTGTACTTCTTCATAAGCAGCTTAGTCAGCTCCACGGCATTGTCAACGGTCTTTTCCTTAAAGCCGTACACACCGTTGCTTTTAATCGAGCAAAGCTCCACACCCAGACTGTTGGCATTTCTGCAATAGCTGTGATAGTACTTATTCGCTCCGCAGTGCCAAGCTATATTTTTATCCTCAACTGATTGGTACACACCGTTTTCATCAACAAAGTAATGCGCCGATGCTCCTCGATATGACTTGAAGTAATTCGTATTGCCTAACGCCGTATCACCGTCATTAGCCGTGTAGTGAATAACAATATACTTAATACGGCTCGTTGTACCCGTGTCAAAATTTTGCGTTGTTAAATTCTGCTTAATCTCCAACTGTATTATTCCCCCTTTATTTAATAAAAAATTTTCCTTAACACTTGACAAATCAAATACATTATATTACAACATATGTAAGTAATATTAATAATAATATGACTTCGTAATATCCCAAATTTCGAAGACAGAAAAATAACCGCCTTAGTTTCGAAGCCGAGGGCGGTTATTTTTTTATTCCCCACAGTATCCGGTCTTAATTAGTTCTGCAATATTTCACGATTTGTCAAGCATTTTAACATAAACTCAATTTTGAAGTTCTTGGAACCTTTTTCTATCGCAAAAAGGTTCCAAACCTCCCAAAAAGCTCTTATAAGTAATTTAAAACCTTGGGGCTTTGCCCCAACCCCCACCAGCCTTTAAAAAGGCTGGACCTAAATTTTATATTTGCTTCGCAACTTATATTTTAAATTGCTTGCCGTGTATTTTTATTAATTTTTTTCATCCTTTAGCTGTATTAATGTGCTTTTCAGTCTTTCGGGGACAGGTAAATACCCCGACACATTTTCAAGTACGCTCAGACCCTCATTTGCCGCAAAAAAGGTAATAACAATTTCCCTCAGTGGCACATCGCCGCCAAGCATTCTATCAACAACAACGCTTGCCGCCACCACAATATACAGCATAACCTTCTTCACAATTCCGTCAAAGCCGACCTCACTGCTCAGTCTTTTCCGGATAGCCGCATTAAGCACGCCCGAGGCATAGTCAAGCACTGTCAGCACAACCAGCGTCTTAAACAGCACATCAAGTCCGCCGAACAGGTACACGCACACACCACCGGTAACACCTATACACACCTTTAAAGCACCCACAAGCTTATCCATATCAATCCTCACCTCCGTCCGTAATTGCATATGTCTCATAGGCTGTACCAAAGCCCAAATTCAAATATTTGTTGCCACTCACCGTATAAAGCCCGCCCTCAGGCACTTTGTAGCCTCTTACCTTAACAATACGCTTTGACAAGCTGCCATAAAAGAACTCGGGACAAATTAAGCAGGAGTTGCCTGTGTCTGTCGGCGAGTTGGTTACGTTATGGTAGCTATTGTCAGTGTTGCCGTTGTTGTAATAAAATGTATAGTCTGCTCCCGATATAACGCTCACATAACCGTCACCCATCTTTTCACACGCATTACGCCAATATTCTGTGTTAACGTACTTAAAGCCGCCCGCATAGCATTCCTCCGTCAAAGCAAGCATAAAATAAAGGGAAGAATAATTAGCCGTCGCTATAGTACAAGCCTTGCGTACAGCGTTACCGCCGTTATACATTGCTCCAAGCTCCGTAGCCGTCATATAAAGCCCCTGTCGCAGCGTTTTATTATATATATCCAGTCGGCTCTTGCTGCTGTTCCAGCTCGCTGTGTAATACTGCCCAAGCTCACTGTTATTTATAGCCTCGGCAAGTGCCGTAACACTCTCCTCGTCCCAAGCAAAGCTGCTTAAATCCACAAAATCCGCAAGCTTAAAGCTCTTTTTCTCTATACTCATAAAGTCACCGCCTCCCCTACAACGTATTTATTTACATAGCATTTCGAATGTATAACTATGTCGTCTGTTATCTTGCTATCACTCTTTATCTCACACACCTTAGGCACAAGGCTGTCAAGCCTCTCGCCCTCCTCGCAGTCTATACCGCTTGCTCTGACATATTTTTCAAGCTTTTCCCTAAGCTCTGTCAGCTTTAGCAAATAGCCGCTTATTGTCATAAAAGCACCACCTCCGCTTCACTCCAATGCAAACCAATGCAAATCAATGCACTCCACTGCACACTACTTCGTCACTACCTCACTCAGCACCCTCTCTATATTCCCGACAGTGCTTTTCATATCCTCATACATTGTACACAGCTCACTGTACAGACTCGGACTAGCCGTAGTGGGTACAAGTCCGCCCACAGCACCGCTGTATAATACACTTAGCGTTACACAATTTGTCGTAATAAGGTCGCCGCCCTGCAAGCTCACCTCCAAAGCACCGCTCTCAGCCAAAGCCTCCCACGGCACATTGCACTCACCGTTCTCAAGCCTTACATCAATCGGAGTGCCGCCGTTTAACACAAACTGCATAACTATAGGCTCAACCTTCTGCCAATCCTCATTAAGTGCCACCACAGCTCTCAATTGCCCTCTTGAGCTGCTGACAAGCTTATTTGTATCCGTCCTCCTAAGGCTGCCGCCCACAGCCCTAAAGCTTAGCTCACTCATTCACAACCTCCAATGCACTAATATGCCCTAAATTGCCGTAATACTCCAGACTGCCGCCCGCAGTAAATTCCCTTACTGAGTTAATGTTGCCGATAGCAAGTGACGGAGCATCCGAATATACATCATACCGACGGTATTCAAGGTTAAAGCGACAGCCTGTGACAATCGTCATATAGCCGCCCTTGATATAAACGGCAGCATCCGCACTTTCCTCGCCCAAATCCCTGTGGTCAATAAAATTGATACCCTCCAGTCGGCATATCTCGCCTCTTATCATAATATCAGGATAGGTACTTGTAGCACTGTCATCCTCGCAGGTAATTGTCATTGTACTCAGCTCTATACCCTCGCCGTTAAGCTCAAATACAGCCGCCTCCTCACTGCTGTCACATATCTTGTAAATATTGGTAAAAAGCCCCTCTCCGAATACAGTCCTTGAGTCCTTTATCCTGACTGCCGCATTGGAGTAATACTCACCCTCAAGTATACAGACGGCAAAATTCTCCTCAAGAGCCGACTCCATAGCCGACTTAAAGCTCTTAGCCTTTTCAGCCTCAGTGCTGCCCTCGACTATGTAATCAGCTCGCTCATCATACCCCACCGTTGCCGTATATTGGCGTGCGGCAAGGATGGATGTATTTCGATTTAAAATGTCTATGTTGATTTTATCCGTTCCGAGTGGGTACGATATACCTCTTTTTTCCGTGTATGACACCCTTAACACCTCCTGTTAATTTATGTTGTCTTGCTCCGCTATTTCTACCCAGCTTATCTCTCTGACCTCATCCCATGTGTAATCCCTCGCAAGATTCCACGTTCTGTACATCAGCAGACAGTCAAAGACCAAATTCAGCGGCAAAAGCTTTTCAAGCCTTGCTCTTACGACCTCAAGCATTTCCCCACTGCTAAGCGAGAGCCTGCACACAAGCCTAAGCTCCGTCCAGTAAAGGCTGACTGTGTAATTGCCGCTACCCACAAGGCTGTCAAGCACAGCCTCAAGCCTCTCCATACCGCCCGACAGCTCGGAGAGTATTCTCATACGTCTAAGCTCGGCGGTATCCTCATCATCCACCTCAAGGCTGAGTGCCTCCTCCCACTTTTCAAGTCCCACATCCTCGGCGGTTTGAATAAAAAGCTCTCCGCCGATATGCTTAGTTTCGCTCCTTAAGGCTGCAAGTGCCTTATTCTCAGCACTCGCAACAGCTCTGAACTCATATATCTCCTTAAGCACCTGTGGCAAATATTCCTCTATATTCATCAGCTATCAGCCTCCACAACAAGGCTGCTGAATTCGAATATTTCATTCCAATTTGCGGTAATGCTCTCACAGCCCGAATATTTAATGCTCACTATGTCGGTTATCTCGCTCATTTCGCTCAGCCTGATAAGTGTCTGATAGCTGTTCAGAGTAAGCCCGTCCGCCTCCTCCCAGCCTGAGTTAACCTCTGAAATATAGCTCTTAATAAGCTCCATAGCCTTTGTATAAGCCGCCGTTTCATCCGTACCGTCCGCAAGCACCCAGTCAAGGCTTATCGTCACAGCTCTCGGAATTACGCTCGACACATCCACGATATGCCCTATCGGAGCAATGCCCTCACCCAAGCCCTCCTTATCAATCGGGTCAAGGTACTCCTTAACGCTCTTTAAAAGCACCTCGCTTGCCTCGCCATCCTCGCTGTCGGTTATAACAATGCCCACAGTGCCACCACCGCTCGGTGACCTTATGCACTTAACCTGTCCCACACCGTCAAGCGCCTTTACCCACTTGCGGTAGTCCGCTCTGTTGCCGCCAAAGCCCTTTTCGCTTATACTCTCAAAGTATCGTGTTCTAAATGACTCCGTGTCCTCATCATCCTCGCCGTAAATAAGCACCTGTGTAAGCTCAGCACTCTTAATACCGCTTAAATTAACAGGCAGCATTGTGCCGAAGTGAGTGTTGCCGACTGTACCCTTTTCCTCGCAATCAAGGGCATAATACCCGCCGCCAAGCACCTCCGTAACAGCGTAAATAACACCGTCACAGCTAAATCTATCGCCAAGTGACACCTCTCCGTCAATTTTAGCCTTAACCCTAGCCGCCGTTGCCGCCTTAGGCTCTAAGCCTCTCTCAGCCGCCCTCAATATAAGGTAATCCCTGTCGGCAGTTGAGGCAAAGCTCTCCTCAAGCAGCACATCAAGTCCAATATACGCATTAACAAGCTCCAGAGCCATAGGTGAGAGCGCATCAAATATAATACTGCCCTCCCTCTTATCCACATCCTCAGGCAGAGTGGCAAGAGCATCGCTCATAATACTCTCGTAGGTCTTATCCTCAAACATCCTTGCTTCACCTCCTAGATATATTGCTCATCGTTTATCTCAAGACAGCCGTATTCCGTGCCGACCGTAAAGCTCACTCTGTACACCCGCCCCTTTATATTAAAGCTGAAGCCGTCAACGCTCTTTATCCTGTCATCCGTCAGAAGTGCCTCACGGATATTTTTCATAAGCTTAGGCACAACCTCCTCACGAGCTTTTCCGAAGAGTGACTTAAGCTCCACACCATAGGCGTGCGAATACATAGCAAAGTCGTACCTCTCCGTTCTCAGCATAAGATAAACAGCCTGTCTTACATTTTCGAGATAATCGGAGCATCTGCCCGTAATCCTCATTCTTTCCCTGTCAAGGTGGTAGGTTGAGCCGCCCTTAACGCTGCCCTCCGCCACCACCGAGGTAACCGTAGGTAAAATAAAATCGCCTCCCATAATTAAAATTTAGAAATTAATCGTGTATTAAAAAGCATATCTCTCCTCAACAACTTACAAACGGGGTGCAGGGCAACCCGCCACGAACTAAAAAGCCAACTCGCTTATTGCCCTTGCGGGATTGCCGAAATTGTGCATTTAAAAGCCTCTCTCTTCAACAACACCTAAGCGGGTGGGTGCAGGGCAACCCGCCATAAATTTTAATAAGCCAACTCGTTTATTGCCCTGCCCGTTTTTGGGGGTGGTAGGGGCGAATCGGAACGCCCCTACGTTTTTGGTTCTTTTTTCAAAAAAAAGAACGGTCTTTTTTTATTAAAAATAATCAGAAATTTGCATTGTAAAACGAACATACCCCACCGTTTTTGGTACTTTTTTGCAAAAAAGTACAATCTATTTATTTTTGCTCCACAACTAAGTCACAGCTATACCCACGGTAAAACCTATGCACAGCCTCAGTCACAACAAACTCAGCCTCGTTATAAACAATATCGCCCACATCAAGGCTTACTCTGACCGTAGAGCCTCCTCTAAGCGCACTATCCCCAAAGCAGCCGTTAAGCTTAAGCACTCGCTTTTTCTTATTGTACCTGTCAAGCTCCCCCTGTAGCGAATACGGGTCTTCACCCTGCTTAAGTGTTCTGGTACGTCTAAGCTCGCCCCAAGAGCTGATAGTGTCGCTGTCCTTGTAAACAAAGGTTCTACGCTCGCCTGTTGCCTCATCATCGCTGTACACCGCAAGTAGGTTATACACGCCGTCATCAATGCTTGTAAGGCTGTAATAATCCCTTGCGGTGGTATCACACACAAGATAATCCGTAGCAAGGCTGTCCACGCTTTTAAGACAAAGCTTTCCATTGCTGTCATACAGCACATAATAAGCACCTGTTGCCCCGCTTGTCAGCTCTCTTGCCTCGGCACAAATTTCAAACAGCGTTGCATTGTCCTCCAGCCTGTAGGGTATTTTATAGCCTGTGTCCTCAATTTCTCCCGCCTCAAAGCCATACTCCTTACAAAGCATAGCTATCAGCTCGCTGTAGCTTAGGTCGGAATAGCACATCGTTACCCTGTTCTTAAAATACCTCAGCCCATCATAGGCAACGCAGTGAATAAGTCCGTCCTTAGTCCTTTTCTTTTCAAACAGGTAGCCATAGAACAGCACCTCGCCCTTAAACCTGAACACAACCGTATTGCCCTCCAGTATGTCAAGCAGGCTGTCCTTAAGCAGTGTAAATTCAAGCCTGCCCGCACTGTCGCTTATTTTGGTTATCCATCTCATTTCGCCCACAACAATAGGCTGATAGTCCGTACCCGCATTTACTATATGCAGCTCAATTTCACCGCTACCGTCACTCAGCTCCGTTCTTGCTCTCTTCGAACTCCCACTGCCGTTGTCTGTAACCGCCACAACAGACACACTGCATACCTCGGACTTAGTGCCGTCCGCAGAGGCACTGTTTGTAATTCTATTGCCCTTGCCGTCATAATCGGGTACAAAAAAGCCTGTCAGCACGCTACTGCTTAATGTATAGCTCCTTTTACGCACCCTATTTGAGCTGTTACCCTCAACGGTGGTAAAGGAAGTGCCGCTTGAGGCTATTACTATACCCGTGTGGCTTGCTCCGTTGCTCTTTTGTATCATAATATCGCCGCCTTGCGGTCTGTAGCCGCTCGACACAGCCTTAAATCTGCCCTTCGCCTTGGCAAAGTCAAGAAGTGTCTGCACAGCCGCCGTCTTAGGCACAATATCGGTGCTTATACCCGCATCATTACAGCAATAGCTCACAAACATAGCGCACCAGTTACCGTTTAAGCCGTACCACCTCGTATAGCGGTTAGGCGTACCGGATACACCGCTTTGCAGCTCACGAAGTGCCACCTTAACCAAGCCCTCCGCTGTCGCCATCGCTCTCACCTCCCTGTTATTTCAGCTTTAGCACCTGTCCAACGCTTATTCTGTCGGGATTGGTTATGCCGTTAAGCTCCGCTATCTCCCGCCATTTGCTTGCATCTCCAAGCTCCTTTTTGCATATATTGCTAAGGCAATCGCCCGCCTTAACTGTATAGGTGGCTGCGCTCTCCTTTTCCTCACGCTCCATCACGCTTGTTGAGCTGCTTTCGCTTATAACGCTCCTTTTTGTGCCGTAGCCGACATATTCCTTCATTACAAGCTCCACCCACATATCCATACCGTTATCGGCATTTTCAAGCACCTTATAGCTCTCTATTGTTACACTTTTACCTGTCACGATACCGTCACCGCTGATAACGATATCCTCCTCGCCCATATTCATAGAGCCGTCAGCCTTTGTGCGCCATATAATGAGCATAACAGGCTTACTCGCCTTAAACATTGAGCTGATTGTGCGCAAATAGTAGTCCTGCCCCTTATGCTCCTTGCCACTCGGACGGTTAGCAAAGGGATAGTCCGTTCTGTGCGGTATCAGCAGCCGCATTTTATAGGTGCTTAGTCCCGTTGGCTTGGTTAGATTAAGCTCCGTGCCGTCAATCAGCGTGATAACCTCGTTCCTGCCCTCGTGACTGACCTCAATTTCGCCCGGAGTGACAGGCACAGTCATATTATCCAGCATTACCGTATAGGCTCTGCTCACTCTATACACCTCCGTTCAGCTCTCTTACAAGGTATTCTATAACAGCCTCAACAGCCTCCTCCGCACCGAAGTCAGACTTAAGGCTACTTTCTGTATATGTGTTTTCCTCAATAATACTGCCGAGAGAATTATTTACAGATTGATTTACGATACTATTGGTATTAATTGCAGTAGCATTGGTTTTTGTTTTGCCATTGGTATTACCATATCTACCTGTCGCAAATGCATTGGCATTTGCATTACCAACCCCATTCCCATTAGCATTAACCAAACCAAAATCCAAACCATTAGCATTGCTTTCCGTTAGTCCGTTACTGCTATATGAATTACCGTTTGCAATTCTTTCGGTATCGCTTTTAATCAGCCTTATAACAGCCGCCGCAAGCTCCTTATTTCCCGAAAGCCGACCGATACCGCCCGCCAAAACCGTTGGTTTTGGTACAGGTGCAAGTGCAAATACAGGTTCACTGCCCAGACTATAGCCTTGCGGTATTGTAACTCCCTCCGCAATATTGCCTACATCGGCACTATTAACACTTACCTCATTGCCCGAACAATCAGTTAAACCATCCTCGGAATTACTCCTACGAAAAAAAGGATATGTAGGAAAATCGGTTTTATCGGAATAATTATGGTTTGTGTTTGGATAGTGATTTGGGGGTTGGTTTGAGCCGTTCGGATTTATCGCCCTATTCGGATTATACTCATTACTTGATAAGCTGTTATCGCCAAGCTGTGCAAAAGCGGTACTTTGGGCAAAAAAACCAAAACCATTACCAATACCAAAACCAATACCAATACCAAAACCATTGGTGTCAGCATTGCTACTTATCGGTATAGCACCGTTATTTTGACCCCAATTTAAGCCATTTTGGTCATTGGCAAAAGCATTGCCGGTTACTTCATTCTTCCTACCTGATGCACTCTCGCAGATTTCAAAGTCACTTTCATCTGCCTTCTCCGTGCCTCTTAAAGCTCCGTTTTGTACAATTTTTCTCAAATTGCCACTATTAAACAGTCCGCTGATATCAAGCTCAAACCGCTCACGCAATAGCCTATCACCCTCACCGAAACCATACCCCATCATCAGCCTGTTAAGCCTCTCACGCAATATATCCCGCTCTACGCTTTCCTTAAACCAATCCACCCTATTCCACCTCCGTCATTTTCTTAATGCAAGCAATAACAAAGGCTTTCTCGCTCCTCGGCAGTCGCATATACTCGGATGGCAGTATGCCGTACCTCGCAAAGCAAAAATACGCACATACGGCATCAGCACCGCCATCCTCAATCAGTTTTTTGCCTCATCCACCTGCTCACCGACAAGGGCAAAGCCGTTCAGCCCCGCTATATATCTGATAAAATCGTCATACTCGCCGATAGTTGCGAAAAGCTTGGTTATCAGCTCCTCAGGCTTTTTGACACCGTAGCTGTCTTGCAAAAGGGCACTGTTAAGATTAGGCTCAATTACGCTCATTGCCGCAAGCCTTCTGTTAAAGAGCATTGAGTTAAAGCACGCCCCATAAGCACTATCCATTACAATACAGCTCTTTCTAAGCTCCTCCACCTCATCAACGCTGAGTCTTCTTATTCTCCAGCTTATAACATTGCCGTCCTCATCCATAAAGGCGCTTGAGGCGGGATATTCCACCTCCTCACCCTCAAGGCTGTCCTTTCTTAAAAATAGCTCCAAGTCCATACGCTCATCCCTTTCTTATTTTTACAGCATACCGTTAAGGTTGCTAAACGAGCTTGTCATATCCCAATCCTCAAAGGTAAATTCAAGCTCATCCGTGAGATACTGCCCCTCCGCATCAAAGCTTGTCAGCACAGCGGAGTCAATATTACAGTCATAAAGCATAATTTCCTGTCTGCCCACAGAGCTTGTAGGGTCCTCATTGACAACCTGAATGTCAAAGTAAATATCCTCGCCCTTGTCCTTGTACCTCTGCATAACCTTGTTAAAGATGCTTGTGTTGCGGTGAAATCTCGCCTTACCGCTCAGTGTCATACCCGCAGCCTTGTTACCGCCTGTCAGTCTGCCGAGTATAGGCACGCTCACCTTTTTCTTGACAGCCTTAGCCTCAAGGCTGATAGCCTGCATAAAGTTATATCTCTCGCCGTCAATGGTTACATAGCAGTCGGCAAGTCTGGCGCTCACCGTGTCCATAGCGTTCATCTTAGCTCTTGACATAAAAACCATACCTCCTATTCTACCCTTACAGTCATATAAAGTATATCCATAGTGCTTGCAATACATATACAATCCGTAACTACAACACTACCCTTCTTTTCCCCCTGCATAACAGTTATATCCTCGCTGTCAAAGTCCTCAATCGCCCTTAAATCCGCAAGCTTACTATGCTCCCTTGCAATATCGCTCTTAAAGGCACTTCTGCCCGCCTCATCATTAGGCACCTTACCGAGGTAATAGGTGTTGAAAAGCTCAGCTATATCGGTTGCAATTCTGTCACAAACACGCACGGTCTGATTATCCTTGAATATCTCGCCCTTATCCTCGCTCACCTCTGTTAAGGAGTTGATATCGAGCAACACTCGCCAATCATCGCCGACCCTGTGCAGGGTGAAAAGACCGTTTGCTATGCAGTCTTCAAGCTCTGTTTGTGTATGGCTCTCGTCAATAACTGTCAGACCGCTGTCAAATACGGTGTTGGTAAGCGACTCATTTACCTCAGCTCCGGCAACAGCACCGGTCACCCAAGCAACGCCCATATAGTCACCCTCGGCAAGCCTGTTTTTAAGCCTTACACAGCCCTCATAGTCCGCCTTAACGCTCTCCTCGCCGTCATAAATTACGCACTGCATTTTAAGTCCGACCTCATCACGCATACGCTTAGTCCATTCAACAAGCAACCTGTTCATACTCGCATCCTTGCTTAATAAGCCAACCGCATTAAAGCTGTAGCTTTCAAGCTTGCCAAGTGCAACGGACAACGCCTCACCGTCAAACGGCTCACTCTTACCGCCCGTAAGCATTACTCCCGCCGTTTCCTTAAGCTCTGCCGACTTGTTAAACACAACATACGCATTGTCAGTAAGCTCAGCCGCCGACACAACTGTTTGCTTGTCAACCCTCTTTGCTCCGCAATATGTGCTTACGGTATAAGCCGCCTCATTGTCAACATCCCTTTCAATGGCTATCATAAGGCTGTTGCCGCCTGTACCCCAGTGAGTTGCCGTTGCATAGCTACAGGTGGCATACTCTTTGTCGGAGGCAAGCGTAGCAAGATACAACCTACTGCCGTGTAGGAAAAAGTCGTTTATGGCAAGATAAGCTTCATTGTCCGCAACGGAGCTTGTGCCGATTATCTCAGTGTAGCTATTGTTAAATTCGCTCGCCGTTAAGCTCACTATATCATCAGTGCCATAGTCCGCAGGCAAAAGCAATACACCCGTCCCCCTCTCGCCAAATACGCTTATACCGCTGCTTGCCGATACAAGGTTTATATAGCTACCCGGCAAGGTCTTATTCTGTGTTACAAATACTCCTCCACCTAACATTAATTTTTACCTCCTGTCCTTTTCTTTAAAAAGCTGTTTATAAGCTTTTCTGCATTTTCAATTGTGTAGCTCTGCCCATCCACAAGAACAGCCGCCGCAATATCTCTCCTAGCCGCAAAACGCTTACTTTCTATAAGCTGCTCCTTTGTAAAGCTCTGTCTTTTACTCTCAGCCATTCGCCGTTACCTCCTCACTTAATTCCTCCATAATGCCAATATCAACGTCACTTTCACCCTCCGAAAGGTAGTAAAACCCGTAGCTGACACTTATACTCATATATTCCTCATCCAACAACTCACTTGACCTGTTCTCCCTCTTATGCCTACCCGCATTTTCGTATGAAATACTCCTCTTCGTACTCCTTAATTGCCCAAGCTCCGTAGATAGGTACTCAAAAGCCGAATACACCACCTCAGCCACATCCCCGCACTCACTCTGCATACTCTCAGAATCCTTTGGATAGTAGCTTATATTGAAAGTTATATCCGCTCGCCGCATTTTACCCCGATAAAGCTCATCACTGATATCATCAACCATTACAAAAAAGCACGGTAGCTTTAAGCCCTGTCGCACAGCCTCGGTATAAACCCTGTATTCGGGATAAAGCCCCTTAAGCAGCGAAATAGCACTTTTAATAAGCTCCATACGCACACTCTCACCTCCTCATAAAATCAAGTCAGTACGTAATTTTTTTATAAACAGCCATTCTTTCTAAATTCAACCCATACTTTATATGTAACAAGCGAAGCAATAAAAAGTTTAGATCCAACCTTTTCAAAGGTTGGTGGGTTTGGGCAAAGCCCAAGGTCTTCCCCCTCTCCCCGGGGTTTGGGGCTTGCCCCAAGGTTTTATCTTGCCCATTACCAATACATAAATCTCTTTACGAATACCCCTCTGCGAAGCAGAATTAAAGTTTTCGCCCGACTTTTTCAAAAGGCAGTGGGGATTGGGGCAACGCCCCAAGGTCTTTCTATGCGTAAGCCTCCCCCGTCATAAGCCTAACCTCCTTATGACTTCCATACACACTTGCAACACCCGCCGCCGTATACTCCTTTTCAAGTCCGTTTTGTCTTACTGCCACACCACAGCCCTCATCAATCGGCGCATCCTTGCCTACAAACAAGATTACCTCTTGACTTAGGTCTGCTACCTTAGTGGTGGGATATGCCTTACTCGCCTCCCCGAAGCTTAACCTGCAAGGCACATCCTGTGCTACAATCACTCTCTTCATTACACTCTCGCCGTTTTCGCCCTCACCCTCGCAGTAGCCGATAATATCACAGCTCCCACAGTACAGGCTCTCAATCGCCGCTTTTACTCTATCCTGTAGCCCACTTACAGCCAATTTTTTTCACCACCTCAGTCTTCTGTATCTCTTAAAGGCATCCATACTTCTCATACGCTTAAGCCTCTCATTTCTTGTATCCGTATCATAGCTGACACTTACATCGCCCTCGGTTATACTCTTTACCTCGCCGCCGTCATCACCTGCTATATACTCGCCGTAAAAGCCCTCTACGACCTCCATTGCGCTGTTATAAAGCTCTGTCGGCAGCTCCTCTATGCCGCAGTAGTTGAGTATCATTTCCTCAGTGGCGGCACATATAACCTCAAGTCTTCCCATATCCTCCGTCTTGACCTCATAGCCGAGCTTACTCAGCCTTTCGGCAGCCTCTTCAGCACTCAGCATAGGCTTAAAGCTTATGCTTAAGCGCAACCATACGGATTTGCTTCATGTCATATACAGGCTTCCAATTTGCGGCATTGGCAAGCTCCGCTCTTGTAGGACCCTCCATATGCTCTCTTACGCTGTCCGTCCAGCTTATACCACGAGGATGTAATATATTGGTCTGTCTGCAAATGAGGTAATCAACACCCGAGCCAAGCCTTGCATCTCTGCTTGTTTCCGTCTGTATAAAGCCGACAGGGTTGCCCACACCGTAGGCAAATGCACCGTCACCGAATAGGTAGGTTGTATATACACCGTCCTCCACAGGACAACCGTCATCCACAATAACCCTCTTCCCTTGGTAGGTATTAAACTGAATATCACTGCTTGGCTTAACCGTGTCGAGTAGGTCAAGCTCCTCAAGCTTAGTCCTTGTTGCCGAGTGCATTACAATGCCTGTAAGCTTGTCCTCCGCATCACCCATAAGTGCCCTAGCTCTGCCTATTGAGTATTTATCGAGTGTCTTAGCCGCCTCACTCTTACCCGCTGTAAGGTCAAGTATATGCTCACTCATACCGCATACCTCGCCCTTTTCGCCGTCCGTGTATGTACCGAATACGCCCTTTAATATGGCTATAAGCTCCTTTTGCTTATCTCTTGCCCAGAATTGCGCCACAAGCTCCGCAACCGCCTGCATAGGGTCTGTGCCGCTTAAGCTTGATGCAAGGTCTGTTGAACTCCACATCATAGCTCTTCTGATAGTCGGTGCAACATCCACATTTGAGGTAAGCTTGTTAGCTGTCAGCTCCTCACTCTCCAATATAGGCTCACTCTCGCCCATAAGGTCCTCAAAGAACGGCATATTGTGTACCTGAGCCGCCTCACCTGCAAGCATATCAAACACAGCCTCTCGCTTTACAATTCCGCTTTCGAATATAGCGGCAAGCTCCGCCGTCCTCTGTATAATGTACGGGTCAAATACCTCCGGTACAATGATGTCTGTTAAAGTAGTTCCCATATTTTTCCTCCTGTTGTGATTTTATTTATTAATGGTTTTGTTTGGTTTGGTTTACTGCAAATAGGTGTTTGCAGCCGCCGCCATAGCTCTTGCCTGAGCAGGATTTTCCTTGTAGATTTTCCCCTGCTCCGTCAGATTAATACTGCCCTTTGCGAACGGATTTCTCCCACCGCCGTCACCGCCTACAGGGTTATACTCAGCTCTGATAGGCTCAAACAGGTGCTCAAGGCTTTTATCCGCCTTAAGCTCCCTTACCGCCTCATTTAAGCCCAGCACTCTGCCCTTGCTGTCAAAGCTGAAGCTCTCCACGCCGCCCCTTTTGAATATTGCATATTCGGGGTCACGCACACCTGCCGACCTGAAGGCATCTATAAGAGTTCTTTTTCTCTCATTATTGAGATTTTCAGCCTTAAGCCTCTCTATCTCCTGTGCATACTCATATATTTTGCCCTTGTAGTCGGTTTCAAGCTCACCCTCGACAATATTAACCTCCTTTCCGGGATGCTCCTTGTTATATGTATTAATCATAGCGGCTACTTCATCATAGCTGTCACCGAGTACAGCTCTTAAAATATTCTCCATATCGTATCTCCTTTGCTTATTTTATATTTTATTTACATTTCAGCTTGTCCACGGATGATTTCTTTTGATAATCTCATCCTCGATTATGCCCACGCTCTTAACCGCAATATCGGCAAGCTCCACATCATTGTCAACCCTTGTCCTTGTCCATATCTGCCTTATATCGCCGCAGGCTATGCCGTAGAAGTCGCATATTGCCCTTACCATCTCGCCAAAGCCTATTCTGAACTCCGTTTCCGTCAGTCCTGCCTTAAGCTCCAACAGGCTGTACAGGTATTTAAGTGCAACTCCGCTGCTGTTGCCTAAATTTTCCGTCTGAGGGTCAACACCCTGTCCCTGCTCGAATATGGCACGTCTTGTCATAGTGAGAAGCTTTTCCCTTGCCTCCACGGGTATATCTATGGTGAGTGTCTGTAGCTTAGCGCCCTCATCGTTGCTGAGCTTAATGGTCTTGTAGCGTTTCAGCTCACCTAAGAACTCGCTTAGGCTCTCACCCTCGTAGCCTGTCAGCACCATAATAACCTCCTGAATGTCCTCAAGGTCATTGGCAAAGCCGCTGTAGGTCTTGTCGTATGTATCAATCAGACCCTTAATGCACTCAAGGTCATTCGTTGCTATATCGTTGTTAAAGAACGGTATAAACGGTACTTTCTTAAAGTCGTGCTTGTAGATGTTTGTAAATATGCCATCACCTGTAAGCACCTCCTCCACCTTAAACATATTGAATTCGCAAAGGTGCTTATCCGTATCCTCGCCAAGCTCACATTCATAGGCGGCACATTCGCTCTCATTCCATATCTGATATACGCTGTACCGCTTGCCGCTCTCAGAGTCAACACGCTCAAACACTCTTAACGCACCTATAAGCTCTCTTTCAAGCCTGCCGCTGTATATAGGCACAACCTCGTCACCGTCAAGCACGGCAAGCTTAAGAGTGTCGCATTTAGGCTCATAGTAGTAATGCAGCCACGCAACACCGTAGTTGCTTGACCTTATGCAAAGGCTTTTACACATTTTTGCCCAGCCGTCACCCAGTGTTTTCTTCACAAGGCTGTCCGCCGCCTCATCACCTGTGTCAAATATCGGCGGTCTGGTGAATATATATCCTGCCTTTTGATTGACAAGCAATGAGTAAAAGCTGCTGCATACCCTGTTATCGGCACTGTGCATAGGCTTTATGGTGCTGTCCTCACTCTTGTAGAGTATATCGTTCTCCGAGCGGTAGTACCTACGTGCCACCCTACCCTTTGCCGCCGTAGCATAATGCTGAGGTAGTAGCTTTTTAATAATTTTTTTAGCCTCCTGTAGCTCCATATTCTCCTCCTTAATAAATATTGTTCTTTTTTTAGAAAAAAGAACCAAAAACGTAGGGGCGTTCCGATTCGCCCCTACCACCCCCCAACGGGCAGGGGCATTTAAGGTATTGGCTTATTTAAGTTAATGGCGGGTTGCCCCTGCACCCGCACCCGATTATGCGGGGTAGATGTAAGATGCTTTTTATGCACTATTTATTTCTAATTTTTTTGCTTATAAATAATAGGGTTTGTTACACTAAATAATTAGTGCGGTAACCACTTAGTGTGTAGACAAATTTGCATTACAAAACAAACTCACCACCGCTTTTATTTTTTTTAAAGCACAATCTTTTTATTAAATAACTCTTAAGCGGGTGGGTGCAGGGCATCCCGCCAAAAATTTTAATCAGCCGACTAGCTTATTCGCCCTGCCCGTTAGGGTATGTTCACTTTTGTAAAACAAAAGTGAATCCCGTAGGGATTGCCAAATTACTTGTAATTGGCAACACGGGCGAATCGGGTGGGCGTAATTTTGCTTCGCAAAAATACGTGCATACCCCACCGTTTTTGGTACTTTTTTCGTAAAAAAGTACAATCCTTTTTATTAAAAGCAATCATTAATTTAATTTACAAAACGAGTTTCCCGTTTTTGGTACTTTTTTCGTAAAAAAGTACAGGATTTCACCCTACCTCAGTATTGAAAAACTCCCCTTTCTGCTCATATCCTCCACGGCATATCTCATAGCATCCATAAGATGGTCAGAGCCGCTTATCGGCACATTGATACAGTTGCCGTATCTGTCCTTTTCCCAGCAATAGCCGCTCAGCTCCGCAATAAAGTTAACGCATCTCGGATGTACAATAAGCTTAAAGTCCGATATAAAGTCAATACCGTTCATAATGCTGTCCCTGCCCTTTCTGCACGGCTTAACACGGTATAAGCCAAGTCCTTTGAGCCTGTCTATGCTCTTAGGCTCTGCACAGTCAGCTCTTATGATTTCCTTGCCATAGCCCATAGCCTTTATTTCCTCCGCAATAGCCTCATTGGTCATTCCTCGCCGATACAGCTCATCAAACACCCATATTATCCTAGCCTCGCAGTCCACCAGTCCGCAGAACAGCGCCGTAGGGTCATTTACATACCCGAAGTCAAGACCGAAGGCACTCCTTACATTCTCCATCTGTCTAAGCTCGTTTACATCAAACTCCCACTCAGTCCAGTTTTGATATATAAGTCCCTCCGCAACACCCCATTCACCAAGTCCGGCAACACGGTATCTTGTTGGGTTATGTACTCGCATATCCTCAAAGAGCTTTATATCAGCCGCATCAAGCCACTCATTGCACATATAATTTGTGGTAATGGCAAGTATATCCTCATCCTCACGCTCAAAGAAACGCTTTTTCAGCCAGTGTCTTTCATTCCACGGATTAAAGGTTATTGTAACCTGCTTAAACAGCCCCTCACCTACCTCACCTCTTATACTCTCGTTGATGAGGTTAAAGCTCTCCTCATCATCCACCTCATACGCCTCCTCAAGCCACAGCCAGCATAAAGAGCCGCTTTCAACAGTGATAGAGGTAATCTTAAGCGGTGCATCAAGCCCTCGGAAGAATATCTTCTGCCCGGTCTCCTTGTAGATAATTTCAAGCGGTGACAGCTTACAGTCAAATTTGTCCTCCACGTTAAGCGCACGTATTGCCCACTTAAGCTCGGCATAGCAGCTATCCTTGAGGGTAGCATATACCTTACGCACCACCAGTATGTTAGCGCCCCTGTAGTGCATCAGGCGGTATATGAGATTAAGCGCCGTTGTCTTGCTCTTTTTAGACGCTCTCGACCCCTTACATACCCTGTATCTGCCCTTGAAATCCCAGTATTCATCATATCCGCCGCCTACAATACAGCGTAAATCCTTGTTCAAATTTCCACTCACCCCCATTGTTTTAATAATTTAGGATTTATAATTCTTAACCTACCCACTACCCAAGCCAACTAATAGCAGATAACCAACCACTCCATATACCCAAAATAACTTTTTTATGTACCACCTGCGTAGCAGATAAAAAGTTTAGGTCAAGCTACGCACCGACAAATCGGTCGGCTTGCTTTTGCGGCAGCTTTTTTTGCCGCAAAAGTGCTTTACTGTTTAAAGGCTTGTGTAACCCCACTGGGCAAAGCCCAAGGTCTTAACCCCACTACTCACTACAATCCGCCTTTACGCTTGATTATCTCTCTGAAATCATCCTCGGTATAGCTCCGCTGAGAGAAGTCATTGAACGCATTGCTGTATTGCTTAGGCTTATAGCCACCTGCACGCACATTTTTAACCGTCCGCTTCTTCTCACCGTCCTTAATCCACCTAAGGAGAGTGGCATAGTGACTACTGTATTTCTTACCTGTACTTTCAATATAGCTGCTAAGCTCATCTATGTACTGCATATAGCAGTGAGGATAATCCACCTTAAGTCTGTCAAGCTCCGAAGCCTTAAGCACGACATTGTTATACATCCCGCAGGGAGCGAGTGTGGGGAGCGGTAGCGACCTCTCTCTTTTTCTCTCTCTCTTAAATTCAGTTCTATTCTCTTCTCTTCTATTCTCTTCTATTAGCGAAACATCGTGCTGCATTGATGTAACATCCTGTTGCATCGTTGTAACATTATCATTTTTCACATCATATACAGCATTAAAATCAGTGCCATCATCAGCACCACCATCATTCCCTTTAACATCAACAATAATGTTGTAATTGTTATCATCATAATCACCATTACCCTTACAAAAATCTAAACCTAAACCAAAACTTAAATCACTCCCCTTAAAAGCAACCACATTGTCCCCAACGGTTATATCTTCCTTAGCAACAACAGCACCCGAATGGTCACAACAATCAGCCTTAACTGATGCTGACGCTGATGCCGATGCAATCTCCACAGAGTTTGTAGATGCAACCTCTGTGGAGGCTTGCGACGCAAACTCAATAGAGTTTGCTGATAGCTCTGTCGAGCCTTGCGGCGCAAACTCTGCGGAGTTTACTGATAACTCAACATTTTTTTTATTCTCAGTCGAATTTGTTGATAAACTCACAGACTGCTCAACACTCTCAGTCGAGTTTGCTGATGCCTTATTTAATAGAAGATACTCAGGCTTAATCTCAGCATTTTTTCTTCTTGCCACAGCTTGAATATAATTCTCCTGTATCTCCTTGCCTGTCAATATGTGATACTTCTCATACAGTTCCCGATCGAATATGCCGTTATCCAAAGCAGCCTCAACCACATTTTCTATAAGCTCCAAGCTAAGCTTGCTGATTGAACTGAATCTTCTCTTAAGAAAAAGCTGTGGTGAATGTTTTTCCTTGTCCCAATTACAGTAATAGCCACCCTCGGAATGAATTTTCTGTCTAAGCTTTACATATATAAGAAACGCATCATCGCCGTATATTTCCGAAAGATAGTCAATTTCACTGCTATCCATACAGTTCATTAAAAAAGAATTTAACGCAGCCATTACTTAGCCCTCCCTTACACCATACATCAATTAATTTCCCGCCTTAGCCTTACATCTCCGAGAAATGTATTTTCTATTTTCGAATAGTCCGTTAAAACCGACTTAATTGCAGCCATTAGCTACCATCTCTACACCACACATCAATAACATAGTATAAACAGCCGCCTCTTGCTCTTATCATCACAAGCACGTCACCGTCACTAAGCTCTGCATTGATTAATCCGCTCGCATATAATAAGTAGCCGTCACTCAGCTTTACACTGTCACTCAGCCACACCGTTATTTCATCCTCGTTTTTCTTGACTCTGCCAAAGCAGAGGTCACAGGGGCAGTCACTTTCGATAGCCTCACGAGCGGCAGCCTTAACAGCCCTTAATAAACTTTTGTTCGCATTCAAAGCTCTCACCTCCCCTTAACAGAACATATGTTAGCATATTTATAGTCCGATAAATCGCCCTTAATCGAAAATTATTAATTATTTTTCGAAATATTAAATATTTTGTTCGATATTCACAAAATTGAATCCCTGTGGTATGAATTGACCTGTTTGTTTCATTTGACGTGAATTTTACTTGAATTACAAATAAATTGATGAGGTATGAATTAACCCGTGTGTTTCATTTGACGTGAATTTCGCTTGAATTACAGATAAATTGATAAGGTATGAATTAAAACGTTTGTTTCATTTAACTACTCTACCTTTGCAGTAAACCCGCATTTAAAGCAAGTCACCGGAACTACGTTCGATTACATAGCTCAAACTTTCGAACATTAATCCTGGAAATTCGTTCGAGTTTCTTCCTATTTAATATACTTTTATATGCAATAAAAAAAGTACCCCCACTTCGGAGAGTACCTATTGGCTAAAATACTTATTTAAATTTCTATGGTTGCTTTTTTCGACATCATAGCTATACTGAATTATTTAAATTTCCATAGTTACATTTTTCGACACCATATCTATACTGAATTATCTAAATTTTCATAGTTGCATTTTTCGACACTTTATACCACTTATAATAACATTGAACTTTCATCTCAGTGACCGCAAGAAATTTTCTATGTTCCATTCTTTTAATAAGCATGAATTGCGGAATATATATCATTTGAAACAACCTAAAAGATACAATTTATAATATTTGTATTACAGGAAAATTTTGTTGCAAATTGTTAAATATTGTGATACTATGAAGAAGCAAGAGGAACACAGGCGGTTGTTATCCTGCTCCGATCATATATGAAAGGGTGTGGTATCTATGAAATAGTAGGTAGCATCATTCGGGATTATAGGAAAGGAGGAGTTCTATGTATCATGGAGAAAGACTTGATAAAGATAATTTTTCTGATATTAATTCAGAACATCTTTTTTATAGAAGTCATTTTACTTCTAATACAAAAATGACCGCTTCCAGTTTTCCGGGCTGAGAAAGCAGTCATTTTAATTGTTTTCTATATAGCAGGGTAACACTGATGTGTTTCTCTTGTATTTTTATAATACAGCTAGGATTGAGATTTGTCAAGTCCTCCCCATTCAAAATTATAAGAAAAAAATGGGCACTCCTCGGGAGAGTACCCATTGCACACTATTTAACCGTTACATAGCTTTGGCTCTCATCGTCATACACCTTCAGCTCCTTATAGTCCTCGGAAAGTGCAAACTGGCTCACCTCGCCTGTTGAAGCCTTAACATACACGCTGATATACTTCATACCGTCTATCCTCAAGGTATCGCTGTTCACAAGCACACGGTACTTATTAGCGGGATAGCCTGTATAAGGCACAATAACAGCCTTAACGTAGCTGTCAGTATCGAGGTAGTTAAGTCCGCAATCGACCACATACTTCCTTACGGAGGCATCTCCGCCCGTCTTAATCTTATCAGTCAAGCTGAGAGGTACAGACACAGCGCACTGTCTTTCGGAAGCGCAGCCTGTAAGTCCGCTCGGTACGCTCACCTCAACAACGGAGTCCTTAACGTAATACTGAGCATCCTCAAGCTTATTCCTGACAACACTAAGCGCATCCGTGCGGTACTTAGCCAAAGAGCCGTTAAACAGCTCCTTATACTTATTAAGCACAACATTCTGTGCCGTCTTTTCATTAAGCCCCGATATCTCCTTAAGAGTAACAGACTTACCGCTTGAAAGGCTTATTGTAGCGGCATAGTAGTCCCTCATTACAAGTCTTTCGCCGCCGCTTATATTCAGCTTAATGCCGATATAGGTCTTTGTGATATCGCCTATCTCGCTCACACCCGTTAAAACAACAGGCTTATATGCACTCTTATCTGCATTGTATTTCTTTACAAGTGTCACCTTATTATTGTCCGATATATTGCCGAGTGTCTTTGTTAAAAGCTCGCTGATGCTCTCATTTGCAGTCTTAGCGACCCAGCCTGTGCTTGTTATGTAAGGATAGCTCACATTAAGAGTGGCAAGCACTGTACCGTCATCGGCGGTAATATCCATACTCTTTTCTCTAAGCTCCACGGTACTCTCGTCAATAGCTGAGTTAACAGTGGTTGTATTTGTTGACTGTACTCCGCTGTCAACCTTATCAAGGTTAAGACTTGCACCTATTACGCTTATGGAAACCTGACCCGAAGCAGGTGAATACTCAACCGTAGCATCAAACGCCTCACTTACCGCCCTAACAGGCACCATTGATGTACCATCCACAAGCTTAAGCATACCGCCCATATCAACAGACTTACCGTTCACACGCATAAATCTTGTGCCGCTTGCAATTACAACACGAGTGTTGCCCTTAACAGCCGTAACCGACTTGGAAAAGCTCTCCCAGCTCACCTTAGCGCCGAGGCTCTCAAGTATACCTCTGAGCGGTACATATACCACACCGTTATCAACAAACGGGTCCTCCACAAAACTGCAAGCCGTACCGTTAATTATAACCGAGGCTGCGGTTGCCGCAAATGCACCTACTGACATACTAAGGCACATAAGCACGGCTACAGCCGACATAACAAATTTTTTCATTTAGCATCCTCCTTACTGCGACTCCACGCAAGGTTGTTAACAAACTGACGTGCCGTTCTGCCCGACATACCCTTTTGTCTGATTTCCCATTGCATAGCCTGCTGCTGTAATGTATTCTCGTCCACATCAAGTCCCATCTCGCCTGCAATACCCTTAACAATGGAGATATACTCCTTAGGGCTTGGCTTAGGATAGCTGAGTGTAATACCGAATCTATCCGCAAGCGAAAGCTTCTCATTAAGTGTATCTGTTGTATGAAGCTCAGCCTCTTCAGAGCCTGAGGAACGGTCTGACCACTTCTCCTGAACTATATGGCGGCGGTTACTTGTAGCGTAAAACAGCACATTGTCGGGCTTACCCTCAGTGCCGCCCTCAAGCAGCGACTTCATATACTTATATTCAATCTCCCCCTCGTCAAAGGAAAGGTCGTCAATAAATATGATAAACCTTCTTCCACGAGGTCTTAACAGCTTTAATATATCGGGGAGCTTAACAATCTGCTCCTTTGTAATCTCAACCAGTCTTAAGCCCTTGTCAAAGTACTCATTCACAAGCGCCTTAACGGATGAGGACTTACCCGTACCTCTTGCACCCACAAGCAGCACATTGTTAGCGTTATAGCCTGCAAGGAATGACAGTGTATTGTCCTTAAGCTGCCTTGTCTGTGCCTCGTAGCCTATAAGCTGAGAGAAGGTAATAGGGTCGGGATGAGCCACACCCACAAGCCTCTGCTTGTCCTCACTGTAGCGGAATGACTTGTACACGGATATATCACCGCAGCCATAGTGCCTGTGGAATTTTATTACATCCTCTATACCGAAGTCATCTCTCAGGGTAACGCTCTGCTCAGCCGCTCTTGTAACGGGAGTATAGCTCATAACCTCCTTGATTGCCTCCGAAACATACTCTGCATCGGGCAGCTCCGAAAGGTCAATAGAGGCAATTTCCTTTATAGTCCTTATATCCCTGTCGGCAAGCCTGTACAGTGAGCTGTCCTTAAGCTCAGCACCGTTTTCGCACATAAGGGTAAAGGTATTCTGACTTCTGAGCATAAGATGTATAATATAGCTCTTAAATAAATTGCCGCTAAAGCCGCTCTCCTCCGCCATCTCGGTAAGAGTGCTTACAAGAGCTGAATAGGACGGCATATTGTCCTCCTCAGTCAATATATCCTTAAGTATACTGACTATCTTATTGTCCTTAATGGAGCTGTACAGCATCAAGGAATTAATATTGTCAACCAGTCTGTCAAGATTCATTATTAATTAAGCCTCCGTAACAACGCTGAGCTTGTTATCCTCCACACCGATAATGCTTACCCCTGCCTTGTACAATGCCCTTACAGT